TGTTCTAGTATAAAGGAAGTTTGATGGATCAATATCAACATCAACGCCTTTTCTTAATGAAGCTAAGCCATTTCCTACATTAGTTGGATTTGGAACAATTTCTTCATCATTATTATCTGACACGCCCGCACCAAATTGTATTTCTAAACGATTATCACTTCGCAATCTAGTAATAAAACGTTTTGCAGTTTTCTTTAGTTTCAACAACATTGGAGCTGAAGAACGATATGTAACTAAGTCCGGGTCATTCTCTGCCAAATTTGGAACAGATTCAAACATTGTATCCTGTGCTAGATATGGCGTTTCATACCAATTATCACCATCACTCTCAGTAACAGAAATGATATCAATAATATTAGTTTCATTTAATACAATTTTATCATATGCTACCGGAGAATTAAATGAAAATGTAGCAGTTTTAATATCACCTGAAACTGAATCTACTTGTTTCTTCAATAAGTAATAAGTAGGCAATAATGTTGCTGGGTCACTTTCATATATTGTTACTTCGGTTGGATCAACACTTGATGAGAATGAAAAATCTACATTATCCAAAGTGCGAAATACCGAACTACCATTTTGTTGTTTAACGCGCATTCCTGGTTTAATGTTTAATGCATAACGCCAATCTGGTTGCACATTAGTACCACTTCCAGAAGCTGGAATAATTTGAAATATATCTAACTTAGTATAAGCTGGGACAACGTTTGATGGTTTATATCCTAATGTTTTTGCTAAATCATAAATATTTACGCGTTCAGAGGCTTGTTCTAATAATGATTCTCTTAAATTATTATCTGCATAATATGATAAAACATCACCAACATATGCTGACATTTCTATAAACAAACTACCAGGTGACGCTTCATTAAAGTCAGTATAAGTTGTTGGAAAATACTGTTTAGCAAAATCTAATAAGTTTTGTTTAAATTGTCCAAAATCTTTCCCTAAATATGAAATATCTTTTTTTATTTCCATTTTATTCCTTATACCTCAGTTACTTTTAATGTGCCCATATCCGTTGCTTGTAATAAAATAGCCCGGGTATCAAAATTGCCAACTGAAAATGTTATTTTTATTGATACCGTATATTCTACCATATTCGGATCATCTATTTGTGTTGTTATCTCGATTGAATCGATAGTAATATATGGTAAAAATACCGAAACGGGGCCTGTAATTAATTCTTGAATTTCTGATTTTAAGTCATCAGTTATTGGCTGAAATAAAACATTTAATAAGTGAGAACCAAATTGTGGATAACCATATCGTTCACCTACCCGCGTTAATAATAAGTTCTTTAAATTTTCTAAAGACTGATCAGTGGTTGTATATATAGATGAAAAAATTCTATCATTTGATTTGTATGAAATACCTAAAGCAGTTGGTGTTCCTGCTACAGTATTTACATTGTTATCAACTGATATTATTTTATAAGCCATCTACATTCCCTTCTTTTTATTAATTGCTTTCATTAATGCAGAATAATCACGTGTCATTGCCTGTGCAACTTCAGGTGCTACATCAAAAACTTTACCAGTTTCTGGATCTTCCATTACTGCTGGTGCTACTGCTTCTCCGGAGATTGCAGAACGCATATTTTCGCGCATTGCTCCAAAATTTTGCGCATCTGATGAAGTCATACGAATTTCATCCATACCTTCATTCATGATATCACGAAAACTATTCATAGCTTCTGGTGCTTGTTCCATTAATGGGTCAGTTTCATTTAAAATATCTGCCCATTTATTTTCTTCAAAAATAGGGCGCTTTTTTCTAGTAGTAACCCCAGATGTTTGTGTTGGTTGCACTGGCTGTTTCATTTCCGTAATAGTAGATTGTAATCCTTCGCGAAGAATTTCTGTTAATTCTTCTTTAATAACTTCTCGTACGGCTGTTTTAAGTGCTTTTATAAGTGTTTTTGAATCCATATGAATACTTTTTAATAAATATGATTGTTAGTAGTTTATGCCCGTATTCCATTCTGATTCAGATGGTTTTGGTCCATATATAATACGATTTGTTTTATCAATAGCAAAATCACCAGGTTTTCCGATGTTATTTGGCGGTGTAGTTGATACCATAATAACTTGGCTTGGTGCTTCAATTAAATCTAATAAAGAACGTTGTTGCTCGATTAGAGTATCTATAGCATCTTGTCTAGATTTAATATCAGATTCTGATACATTGACATCCTGATAAAATTTAGAATCAGTTACAGCAACTCCTTCGACATCAACTGCTAATTCTGAAATTTTAGTAATAGCATCCTGTGTAAATTTATTAATTTCAATAACATCATTTTGACAAATTTGTGATAACAATGCAACCGCTGGCGCAATCATTACAGACAGTGCCGCAATTTTCGCAGTATATAATGCAAATAATGGACTGTATTTTTTTAAAATATCCAGAATTTTATTTAATAGTTCTTCTTGTGCTCCAATTATAGCATTTATTCCTGGAGTCGTAGGTATTGGTAATGTATTCTGATATGCTAAATAAACTACAGCAGCTTTTGCAATTCCTGCTAATATTGCTGCGGTTGCTCCAATATATCCTAGAAATTTAATAAATTCCTGTATGTATTGTTGCAATTGTTTTAATAACTGTTTTAAACGAATAACCATCGGATCAGAACATTTAACATTAACAGATAACTGTGCGGCCTCTGTTACAATTAAACCAGCAGTTACCAACATTTTATTTAGAATTTGGTTAAATGCCTTTTCTAATTTTGTTTGGGCGTCTGGTATTCGTTCTACAATTAAATTAAATGGTGGTGATGCCATGTTATGTTATCCTTAAAGGGTAGGTACCGATGTTTTTTCTATAAAGTATTTATTACTTAAAATCGCCGGTAATTGTTGTTGTATAGTTGCAAGTTCTGCTAAATATCTAGGAGTACCCTGATCGGTACATCCTAATGATAACGCAGTGATTAATTTATCTAGTACCGAATATAATTCATTTCCATGAACCATTTTCTGGTCAGCCTTATCATTACCAATTCGAACTTCACCAATAGTATTTAATACAATACCTGTTTGGGCGTCAATTACTGCTATATCTTTATTCGCACGTAATATTAATCTATTAGAATTAACTAATACTTGCGAACCAGCAAATGAATTATATTTTGAAAGTTGTCTAGATAATTTAAAGTCTAAATTTTGTGTAGATGTTAAATAAATAGATGCTGCATCCGAATTAATATTCTCAACTACGAATTCTTTATCCGGATAATTTTGTCGGCCATTTGATAAAATAATAATAGGATCTTGTTTAGATCCAATCCAACCTGGTGGTTTAGTATAATAGTTTGCTGGATATTTTGTTGTAATAGTGCTACCAAATCGAATACTATTACCAAACCGGCCTTCGATTAATAAATCACCTTCAAATGGCTGTAATGGAGAAATTTCATGTTTTCGTTGAAATGTTTTTCCTGGTTTTACCTGTTCGATAGTTTCAATATCAACATTATCAGATAATCCAGGCAACATGTTTTCGTGTATAGAAGACTGCACATCAATTGATGTTACATAATACCAACTCTCACGCCATTTACCTTGACCAGTTGATTCTTGATTAAATGTTCGATATATTAAAACAAACTCTCCAACTAAGGGAATTTGTTTCATGTTGATATTAGATGGCTTTGCTAGAAATGGTTTATTGTTAAAATAACCACTACATGATCTTACACGTAATGCAAATAATTTATTAGTAGTAGCATTAGCATCAGTAGACGGAATGTGTTGATATGTATAATCGTATTCTAATACTTCAGCAACATCCCACTCTAATTGTTTATTTGCCATTCGGTTCCTTCTCAAATGTAGATTTTACATCTTCGACACGTTTAGCTAAAATCTGTGTATCATAATCATCAGTCAATTCATCAGTCAATTCCGCAGTTAACGTTGCCTCAGCAGCTTTCAATAACTGCATTTTTTCATCATCTGACAAAAGACTATCACCACCGGTAATAGTTTGTTTAGTAGAAATATAACGTTGAACAATTGCAGTTAATTTAACTAGATGATCATCATTCTTGATAGACACATCTAAGATGTCTTTAATTAATGGAATAACAACTGTAGCATCAGATGCGTTTTTTATTA